TCTATGTACCAATCAATAAATTCTTCGCAATCTTCGTTATGTATACGACTATTACCTTTTAAACCAAAATGGATGTCCGTAAACACCGCAGCTTTTTTAAACAAAGAGTATCCTCCATATATACATGTTATAGTATATAGTAATTATTGACACCTGTCAACCTATTTTTTGGCATCAGTGTATGCAGTAGGTGCAGCTTGTTCATTTCGCTTCACACTTGCTTCCCATTCGCCTTGATTTTGCCTTGTATAACTTGGATTTAAGTCATTCATTTCCAATATATCATCTCTAATGTTTTGATTGCGTTTTTCGATATTGATAACACGTACAAAGCTATTAGTAACAGCAGCCGTATAGTATGCAAATGGGTTATCCGACTTAGATTCATCAAACTGCAAACCAATTTGTGCTAACTGTAGTATTGCTTGTCCCTTCATCTCGTCATTGTATGTGTAACCACGTACATTGCCTCGAGTGGCATAACGATCAACAAGTTTCAGCCACATCATGGCAAGTTTGTCTGTTGCTTTACCGTGCTTGTGACTAAAGTTACCATTGTCCATTCCGCCTACCCAGTGGCTTTTGCCTACTAGGATAATTTCGCCTTCATCATTATACTTGTAATGCTTAAAGGGTGGAAAAGGAAGTTTAACTCTTGTGTCGGCAACAGTCTTTGGGTTCTTTTTGCGACCTGGCTCTTCTGGAATGTGATCAAATGTCATTACACGGAAGATTAGCTCTTCTTTTGTAATTTCAGATGCTAATGTTTCGCATTCTGCTTGCTTGACCTTCTCACCAAGTCCTTTGCGTCGTTCATATTCAGCAGATGACATTTTCTTTGCTTTGTTACGCTTTGCTTCTGCAACAGTAAGTCGATTTATTTTATCTACATCTAGTAAAATAATGTCATACTGTCCGAACTCTGGTTCGAGGTAGCTGTTAAACTTATTTTTTGATTTGTGTATTTCTTTAAGTATGTCTTTATTGTTAAGATAATTCTTGGGACGCATTGTTCTCTCCTATAGTGTTAATTACTATTATACACGCTAACTGTAGCAATGTCAACCGAAGAATAATTATAATATGCATACATAATTTTGTCAACTAAATACTAGTATAGGAGAGAAATAAATCATGCCATTTCCAATCAGCTTTAAATCAAGCAACTTTGTTAGTAGTATCGTAAGCGATGTTACAGGCACTTTAAAAGGTGCTCTTAGTGATACTGTTAAACAAAAACTCGGAAGCTTAGGTCCGTTAGGAAAACTTGCTGCGAATTTTATTAACCAAACAGGCGGCTTTGGCTCAAATGACACTAGAACAATATCTAGGGCAGTTATTGCAACATCTAATGATGTAACTGAAGCAGGCGATTGGCGAGTTAGTATTACTGTTCCATCTGTTATTGTAGATGAGGGAGATATACTTGCTCCGCTACGCGATAATGACACTACTAGTGCATGGGATACTGGGAATAAGATGATATTTCCGTTTAATCCAACAGTATTATTAAGCCACAGTGCAAATTACTCTCAACTACAACCTACACATACAAATTATGCTTACAATGCGTACGAAAACAGTCAAGTAGATGCAATTACTATTACTGGTGAGTTTTATCAAGAAAACGAAGCAGATGCAAAGTATTGGATTGCGTGTTTGCACTTTTTAAGAACTGCAACTAAAATGTTTTACGGACAGAGTACCTTGGTAGGCACTCCTCCAGTTGTGTGCAGATTAAACGGATACGGAAAACATATATTAAATCATATGCCAGTTGTAATAACTAACTTTACTACAGATTTACCTGTAGATGTTGATTACATACAAACTACAATAAACGGATATACTAACTACGTTCCGACGCAAAGTTCGATAACAGTTACACTACAGCCACAATACGCCAGACGTTCGCAAGCAGGATTTAGTTTAAATAAATTTGCTGGCGGCGGCCATGTTGGCGGCCCGGAGGGATTTGTATAATGGATAATTTAAGCCCGTATGCACGTACAGCAGTTAACAGAAGTGGATATTTAGATATACTTTCTCCTCGCCCTGTTCCTGTTAATAAGGAAGACATATTATTTGAAATAACAACTGAATATACGTATCGTCCTGATTTATTAGCACATATTACTTATGGAAGAAAAGATTTATGGTGGGTATTTGCACAACGTAATATGGATATTCTTAAAGATCCTGTATTTGATTTTGTTGCCGGCACCAAAATATTTTTACCAGACCCGTCTGCATTAAAAAATACATTAGGATTCTAATATGGCATATAACTTGAGCAAAGCCTTAAAAGGTAACTTAACAACAGCAGTAAATACTGTCAAGACTACAGTAAATACTGTCAGTAATGATTTAAGTTCTGCTGCTAGTAATATTACTGGTAGCATAAGTTCAGTGACAGGGTTAAGTACTCAAAAAGTAAATGCTTCATTATTAGGTGCAGCAGCCGGAGGATTATTAAATGGAAACAAAGGCGCTGTCTTTGGAGCACTAGCTGGAGGCTTATTAGGTGGCGGCGGAGCAACTAATTTACTATCACAAGTTCAGACTAAACTAAGCGGACTAATTGATAACGCATCAGAGCTACAAGGTCTAATAAGTGAACCTTTAAAATTAATAGAAAAAGGCGCCGCCGATTTAAATGGACTTACTGGAGAATTTGGAGTAACTTTAGAACAATATAGAGAACTTTCTCAAAAAACTCAGTACACTGAATTTGTTGATAGTGGGTATTCACCTTCTTTTAAAGGTGACGATTCATCAACAAGTAAACTTCCTAATCCATTAAGAAGTCACAACGGAGTTAATTATGTAATCACGCTTGGCGTCCTAGGCGCTGCAGAATATAATAATCCAGACATATATAGAAAAGCCGGCGGCTTTACAAATTATATAATAAAAAGTAGTGGCGGCAGTTTAGACAGAAGAACACAAGTGCTTGACGAAACTGGATCTGGTAAAAGTGAGCATGCTGAATATTATATTGATGAATTAGAAATTGACGCTGTAATTTCTCCAAATCCTTCGACTAGAGTTACAATGGGTACTGCACTATCGTTTACTGTTACTGAGCCGTATAGCATGGGTAATTTCATACAAGCTATTATTACCGCAGCAGAAACAGCAGGCTATGGAAGTTATAATGAAGCACCGTTTTGTTTAAAAATTGATTTTGTAGGCTATAATTTAGACGGAACAACTCCCGCTAACTTTATAACAGAGCCTATGTTCATTCCTATTAAGTTTATTAATATGGATTTTAATGTAAGTGGCGTTGGCAGCACATATGCTGTAAAAGCAGTTCCTATGAGTGAAACAGGATTGCGTGATAATGTTAATAAAGCTAATGTTCCAGTAAAAGCTACCGGAACGTTCTGTCATGAAGTTCTTGAAACAAATGATAAATCTGTTACACGAGCAGTTAATCAACAAATTGAAGCATTAGAAGAAATTGGTGCATTAGCACCTTATGATAGATATCTTATTTGTTTTCCTAAAACAAGAGGAGAATTAAGAAACGCCCTACAAAAAGCTACAATTACCGAAAGTGCTTTTACTACATCTCCTGAAGAACAAGAACAAGAACGTAAAGGTGCTATAGGAAGTAATCCAAAACTACGTGCAGCATATAGTCCTAAGGTTATAACTATAGATGCTCCGAATAATACATATGCTATACTTAAAACATTTGCTGAAGATACTAATTTAATGAATGAAATAGGGTTAAGTCCACTTAATGTAGATTCCAATGCCGCTGGTAATACTGGCGCAGCAGAAGCAAATCAAGTAGTTAATCCTGAAACTAATCTAGTAGATACTGCATCTTCCGCAGCACAACCAGCCGATAAAGCAAGAGAATTTCAGTTTAGTCAAGGTGAGCAAATTACTGCTATTATCGAAAAAATAGTAATGCAAACAGATTACTGTGCTGAAAATTCGACTAAAGAATCAAAAAACGGACTGACTAAATGGTTTAAAATTGACACCCAAGTTTATTTAGACGAAAGTCCGTTGACTGAACAACAAATGGGACGTAAGCCGAAAATTTTTGTATATAGTGTTATTCCGTATGAAGTAGACGAAGCAACCACAATAGGAAGTAATAAGAAGGCAAAGAATACCAAGGGATTAAGAGAATCTGCTGTTAAACAATACGACTACATTTATACTGGAAAGAACGAAGACGTTTTAGCTTTTGATATTAACTTTAATAATGCATTCTTAATGACTGCAAATGCTGATCTTGGAATGAGTAATGCTAATTTAAGAGGTTCTGATCAAAACAAGGTAGCGGCATCTGGTAACGAATCAGATGCAGGGACATCACCACCTATAGAAACTGATGCAGAATCTGACAGCGATAAAAACGGTGGAACTGGATTTAATACAGGATCTGCTCTTCCATCTGGAGGTTCTAGTAACGATGTACGTAGACAGGTTGCAGAAATGTTCCATGATAGAATTACAAATATGATTATAGACATGGTTAGTGCAGAAATGGAAATAATAGGAGATCCGTTCTATGTACCACAACAGACAGGAAACTATGTTGCTGATACAGGAGATAAACCTGGAATAACTAAAGACGGCACAATGAATTATTTAGATTCGTCGGTATTCTGTATAATAAATTTTAGAACACCTTTTGATTACCAGGTAAACGGAGCAACTATGGAAATGCCGCAAATTGTTCCAGGATTTAGTGGATTATTTCAAGTAAGAGCAGTTACGAATAAGTTTAGCTCCGGCAAATTTACACAAACGCTTAAATTGATCCGCCGTAAAGGACAAGATGATAAAGAAACAACTGGTGCGAGCGGGTTTGTTCAAGTAAATAATGATGCAGCACTTAATAAAAACGATGCACAGTCCAACGGCACTGTAGGACAAAGCGGCCAAAATAGTACAGATTGCTTTCCGGCAGCAGAAAATGATGATATTAGAAATATAAATCCAGCAATTGCTGCAGATGTTGCAGCGCAAATATCTGGACCGTTAGAAGAAGCTGAACGAAAGCTTTCTGGTATGACAGGTGAAGCAGCAGAGTTAGTCGACGGAGTTGATTTTGGTATTGCAAAAGTACCTGACTTAACTAAAGTTATACCATCAATTGCACCACTTGATAAAAATATTAAAGATGCACTTGGCGGATACGGCAGCTTTGCAGCATCCGCAGCAAGTTCGGATCTCCAAGCAAAGGCAACATCTGCTGCAACCGCAAAAATTAATGCTGCAACTAACGCAGTTAAATCCAAAACTAAAAACTTATTAGGAGGATTTTAATGTCAGAAGAAGATAGTGGCTTACCAGAAGAAGCCGCAGGTAAATTAGAACAATCAACTGCTGTGCCTGTCGAAGTCAAAGGCCCTTATAAATTAGCCAAAGGAACAAGAAAGACAATATTTGAAAATGTTGATGATCTTTTTGAGTACGGTGAAGAAGTTATTTTAGATACTAAACGTGCTCGATCGCTCAAATATAAAATTGTTATAGTTGTTGACAATACTGACGAACGTGATTTGTTATATCCAAACCAACCGCATTATTGGGTAATTGAAAAGTCTGCCGTAGATCCGGTCATTTTGCTAGACTACCCGGATCACGGTCCTGATATAGATATGATTCCTCTTTACAAACTAATGGTAGAATATGCAGAACAGGGCAAAAGATCTGATAAGAAGCCAACGGGCTCTATAAAAGCAGGCACATACAAAGGTGTAGATGTTATGCTTCCTGATCCTACTTTAGATTATAGCAGACCTGCGATACAATCAGCTACGACAACAGGTAAAAAAACCGGCACAACAGTTAGAACTACTACTACTGATATTGACTGGACTGCAGGACCTACAACAACAAGCGAAACGTTACCTGCTGAAGTTCCTGAAAAAGAATATACAACTGTTGTAACTAAAGGAGTAGACGAAGATGGATTTAGTTATACAGAAACAAAACGTGTAGAAGTTCCAGCAGGCTCTAGTAGACTAGATACTAAAGGAGAAACGCCTCCGCCTCCACCAGAAGTAGTTGCAGGCAGCGGCAGAGGAAACGGCGCAGCAGAATTAGCACAACGAAGAGCTGATTCAGAAGTATCAAAAACAACAACAGCTAGCGTACAAACGGGAACAGAACCGTGTGTGCCAAATATACCTCCAGTGAGCGAAGGCGCAAGCGGCGCAGGCAGCACTCCGTCAAAAACTGGAGCAACAGGCCCAGATGCTGTTATAGCAGCAGCCAGAGCAAAAGCAGCAGCGCCTAAATTAATAAAGCCACCAGCAGCTGGCACTCCTGCATCAGAGCAAGCAAGAATAGATCAAGCCACAGCGCCTACTACTGTAACACAGCCTACGTCTTCTCCCTCTTCTAGTAGTTCAGCTACGACTAATCAGCGTCCTCCAAACGTATATATATATGAAGCACTAACACCCGGATTTGATAGGTACGATTTTAATTCAGGCAAGAAGGTATATACACCAAATACTGGACCAAGTAGAAATACAGAAGCAAAAGCAGTATCTCCAGAGTCAACACCGAGAACTGCACCAAGTGGAGGCGCAAGATAAAATATGTCAGATAGTAAATATACAAGAACCACGTCAAGTCTTAAAACTGGATTTAAAGACTCAGGTCCATACGAAGCAATTGTTATTAGTAATCTAGACACAAAGTATATGGGCGGATTGACAGTAGAACTATTAAAGTACACAAGTTCTGGTAGTGCGCCTGAACGTAGTGGACAGTTAATAAATGTAAAATATCTAAGTCCATTCTACGGTGTTACTCCTAATGCTGCACTAAGTGCAAATGACGGATATGAGCACACACAAAAGAGTTATGGATTTTGGGCAGTTCCTCCAGATGTAGGCACTAAAGTACTTGTAATATTTGCAGAAGGCAATGCAAACTTTGGTTACTGGATAGGATGTGTTCCTGCAGACTATATGAACTTTATGATTCCTGACGGTAAAGCAGCAACGGAAAACACAACTGGAATTACCCCGCCACCGTTAAAAGGCAGAAAACTACCAGTAGGCGAGTATAACAAAGCAATAGAAACTGGTTCAAAAGTTGATCCCACTTTATTCAATAAGCCGTATAACAAAGACTTTACAGAATCTCTTGAAATACAAGGACTATTAAATGACGAAGTCCGTGGTACAACTACAACTAGTGCAAGACGAGAAATGCCCAGTATGGTATTTGGTATTTCAACTCCGGGTCCTAAAGATCGAAGAGACGGGCACCCGACTGTAGAAATCGGAACAGCAGGAAATAAAATTGCTATACCAGCTAATAGACTAGGCGGCAGCGCATTTGTAATGGACGATGGCGACGAAAGATTTGTACGTTCGACACATGCTGAAGACGGCCCTCCAATATACAAAAACAAAGGTAATAACGAAGCAGGTGGCGACAGGACTATTCCGCAAAACGAATTAATGCGTTTTAGAACTAGAACTGGTCATCAAATATTAATGCACAACAGTGAAGACTTAATTTATATTGGTAATTCTCGAGGAACAACCTGGATAGAAATGTCTAGTGATGGTAAGATTGATATTCATGCACAAGACAGTGTTAGTATTATGACCGAGAATGATTTAAATATTACTGCTGAACGCGATATTAATATGGAAGCTGGAAGAAACATTAATCTAAAAGCAACAGGCAGAGCACCAGGATCAGCGAGTGGCAGAGTACAAATTGAATCTAAGAAGGACTTTAATTTATTAGTAGGTGCAAATAGTAAAATCACAGTAGGAAACAATCAACATATTGCTGTAAAAGCATCGCAGTATATTGATACAGCAAAAACACTGCATGTACATTCAGGCGGTGACAACAGACTAACTACTAACGGATCGACACATATTAAAAGTGCTAAAGAGCACAGAGAAACATCAACATATGTGCATATGAACGGTCCAGCAGCAGCACCAGCAAATACTGCACAGCAAGTATCGCCATTAACAACAACTACGTTGCCAAGAGTTAAACCCGGTGGCACAATAAGTGGGTTTGAAAGTATATTAACAAGAGCTCCGCAGCATGAACCTTGGCCACATCATGAAAACTTAGACCCGTTAGCATTTAAGAAAGACGAAACAGATAGAGAATCTCCAGGAGCATTGCCGAGTGCAGACCGTGTGATTACTCCAGACACATTTAATAAAAATTTACAAGGAAGATTATCAACTGGGTATGTACAAGGCAGCGGCGGCAATATTAGTACTGGAAATACAAGCCGCCCAGGCGGTAACGGACAACCGTCTGTACCGCCTGGTGATTATAATAGTAACTACACGTTTGATGGAAATATTGGCGCTTTGAGCGAAAAATACGAATCAAGAGGTAATCCTGGAGTTATTGGATTTGACACAACTGGAGGCTGGAGTTACGGAAAATATCAGCTTGCAGCAAAAACCGGATCACTAAATGAATTCCATAGCTGGTTAAAACGAGCACATCCGGATATGGAAGCTCAATTATCAGCAGCTGGCGGCGCATCTGCAGGTAGAGCAGGAACCGAAGCTTACAAAGCAGCATGGGTACAAGTATTAGGTACAGAAGCCGGCGGAGCAGTACAAAGTGAATATGCAGGCCTACAATACTTTGTTCCTGGTGCCAACCGAATTAAAAAAGGCGCAGGATTAGATGTTATGGCAAGGGCATTCACAGTGCAACAAATGGCATTTTCTACAGCAATACAACACGGTAACGGCGGCGCATCATCTGTATTCCGTAATGCATTAAAAGGACTTGGATATCCGCCAAACGCCGTAACTGAAACAAATCCTACTGATGCCGCATTGATCAGAGCAGTTTATGCAGAGCGCAGATCAGGAAACGGTGCCCGTTATTTTAAAAAGAGCACCCAAGGTGTTAGGAATAGTGTTGTTGACAGATTTCATAATGAAGAAGCAGATGCACTACGCTCTTTAGAACAAGAAATTAAAAAAGCACAGGAAAATCCACCAAAAGCAGAACCGGGCGATAACAGTGCAGCTACTCAAACAGTATCACCGCATCGTGGCACTGCTTAATTAAGGTAAATATAGTATGAGCCAATTAGAAAAAAATCTGTATAAACGAGTAACTGTAAATCAGCCTACACAAGTAGCATCTTCTGGTCGGAAGTATAGAGGTTTTTCGACAGTTGCAGACGCTACAAGTTTTAGTCTTTACGATTTTGAACTTATTAAGCAAGATTTAATTAACCACTTTCATATACGCCAAACTGAAAAATTAAGTGATCCTACATTTGGTACAATTATTTGGGATATATTATACGAGCCTTTTACTTTTGAAGTTCAGGAAGCAATAATCGAAGATGTTACTCGTATTATTAACTATGATCCTAGAATAAAAGCAGAAGACATTATTATTGATACTTATGAGCAAGGTATACAAATTGACTGCACTATAACAGTACTTCCGTTTGGCATAACTGATCAATTACGTTTT